ATCCTCAACAGGAACAAGCTTCTCGGCGTTCTTGATGCCCAGCACCTCCAGCATCTGCCGGTGAAGTTGGGGAAGGTCATATATCTGCGGTGCCCCTTGAGCCAACTGGATGGCCGCTTGGTACTGCATGATCCGCTGCGCCATAGTGGCAGCGTTAGGGTCACTGACAGGAATCACTTCCGTCGTGTCGTAGTCGGCTTGCTTAGCCTTGCGGTCCCCTGTCTCAGGTGTGTAGCTGTAGTCGGCGGGGGCAAAATCCCTAATGATCCCGCGCAGCAGCTTGAATTCCATCCGCATCGACGCATGGACCCGTGCCTGGACAGCACTCATGGTCTTCAACGTGCGCTCAAGCAGCGCCAGAGTTGTGCCGACAGGAGCGTTAGAACTCATGTCGCTGATGTTCATATCACTGATCGCACCCAGTCGGCGACCTTCTTCCGTGATCTGATTCAACAGGGCGAGGAGTGTCTGGCTTGGTTCTTTGTACGGCAGCGGCATGATGTTGTCACGCACTGCACCACTGGGAACGTCCACATCCCGCCATTCACCCGGAGCGATAGGCGTGTCATCGCCCTTGATCCGCAAGCCCCTAGCCTTCAACCCACCCGGCAGATTGCTCAACGACCCCGCATCGACTAGCTGACGAATAAGAGAAGTGCCAGCCCTAGCATACCCCCCAATAAGGTGAATAAGACCAAGGCCATAAGCCCCAAAACCAGGAATATAAGTATATTGAACAAAGTGTTGTCGTTTGAGACGGTTCTTATCGTCCTCATTCCAATTGCGTCGGATCGAGAGAATCTCCTGCGTACCGCGCTCAATGGTGACAACATACGGCAGAGCAATCCCGTCTTCGTCTTCATACCCCGGTAAATCATAGTCAACGTGAATCTCTAAGAGTTGGAAACGATCATCGTCAGTAAGTGAATAGCCTTGCTCTTCAGCTTTCTTCTTCTCAACGTCGGTGAAAATATGCACCGGGTCACCAAGGTCTACGTCCCGGTAGAAGCCTGCAACTTGCAGTTTCCTGACCTCGTTCTTGGTCTTGCGCATCACATGCGTGACACGCTCAGCGTTATAGATGTTGCTTGCCCCGTACGGCATGACCATATCTTCGGCAGGAAGAAAGATCGCAACCTGTCGGCCTAGCGCTGGGTCGTAGTACACCTTCTTAAAGGCCGCACCTGACAACCCCAAGCTGTACAACATCCGCTCATGCTCTGGCCGATACTCAACCATCACCTCAGTCAACTGATAGTTCATGTCATCCCGAACACGTTCAGCAGCTTCTTCCTTCAGCTTGTCAACTGCACCAACAACCTGGGTCTTGACTGGCCCCGCAGCGGGGAAAGTCTCGGTAATCATTTCCGCTTGAAAGCGAATTGCTGCCTCAGTCAGCAGCGTAGAGTAGACCCCACACGCGCCGTTCCAAGGCTCAGTACGCTCCTCGTACTTCATCCCCAACACTTCCAAGCCCTTGACAAACGCATCCACCCAGTCTTTGCGACTGTTAATGTCCGTCTCAACGAGGTCGAGCAACTCTGACCCAAGAGACTGCAACTCACCCCCCGTCATCTCTTCGGCTAGATTGTCGTCAAACTCCCCAGCTTCATCCTCAAAATCAATCTCAATCCCCACATCTCCCATGCCAATACGCACAGCTTCAGGGTCTTCAATTTCGATCTCAATACCTACGCCCTCCTCTTCAGGGTCGAAGGGTAAAGCCGCTTTGTCAAAGTTTGTAGCCATTTGTATTCCTTAGTAGTAAGCAGCCTTGCGCCCGCCTTTGAAGTACCGTTGTTCTTCGGGGGCGTCACTGGGCAATCGTAAGAACCCGCCTTGCCTGAACCGCATAAGTGCTAGCGTCGTTGCGTCCACTAAGTCGTCGTGCTCTCCGCTGGGGAAGGCAGCAACTTCATCGATTAGCTCTTCAGCCCAACGTGTTTGCGGTATCCATACTTTTCCAGAAGCAATTATGTCAGACACCGAGTTCAAGCGAGCAATCTTGTCTTGCCCTTTAGAGGGTGTGTACTCTTGTACAGGGATGCCCATTGACCGCAACTCATAGATGAGAGGTGCGCCCGTTGCCTTCTTCTCAATGATCAACCCGTCTGGCTCCCACATCTTGTACTGTTCCAGTACGTCACGCTTTAGTTCTACCCACTCAACTCTCTTCTTGTAAGTGTCGAGTAAGATGATATTAGGCATCTCATTATCTTCAGGGTTATTAAATACCCCCCAAGTAGTGCCAGCAGAATAGTCAGCCCTATTATTTTTCTCAAATGCAGTGTCCCAGCTTTGCAGTATGTAGTCGCATTTAGGTGGGGCATCTCCCTCCCATATCTTCCACCACTCTCGCTTAACTATGGCTGACTCGTTGCCAATAGGATTCTGCTGATACTGCGCTTGCCACTTTGAATTAGGAAGTTCTTCCCTAAGAGCAGTCAATTCCTCCATTGACCAGAACTCCGGCCAAAGGGGTTGATTACTAGGCATGATGGCAGGAAATTCAATTACTTCCCACTCCTCGCCACCCCGTGAGGCAGCAGCCTTAATAACCTGCCCGGTCAAATCCCTCAGTGACCAGCGCGTCATCACGATAACAATAGCTCCACCCGGCTGCAAACGCTGCCTTGGCCCGGATGTGTACCACTCGTAGACCGAATCAAAGATTTCCGGGTTGTTAGCAGCCTGCTTAGCTTCCTGCTCCGAGTGCGGGTCGTCAATAATCAGTAGGTCAGCACCCTTACCAGTCACTGTACCCCCCACACCGATAGCAAAGTAGTCGCCCCCCTTGCTTGTATTCCACCGACCGGCAGCTTTTGAGTCAACTTGCAGGCTAAGTTCGGGAAAAATCTCTGTGTAGACCTCTGAATCCACCAGATTCCGTACTTTTCGCCCGAAACCGACCGCCAATTCGGACGTATTGGACGACTGAATGACCTTTTTGTGGGGAAATTTCCCCAAAAACCAAGCTGGTAGCAGGTAAGAGGCAAACTCTGACTTGGTATGCCTAGGCGGCATGTTGATGATTAGCCGTTTTAGCTCGCCTCTGGCTACTCGCTCGAAAGCGTTCGCCATTATCTTGTGGTGCCTCCCTCCGATGAAGGTGGGCCAAGCTTTACGCACGAAAACGTCAAACCTTTCCTGTGCTAGCTCCCTTTGCTTGAGCTTTTCCAGCCGCACAAGCTGCGCTTCCAGCACTCTAAGGTCTGCTTCAGTAAGCTGCCCCAAGATTTTGGGGATGTCCTTGAGGGAAACTGAGTCTAAGACAGAGCTACTCATCGTATTCCTCTGACTCGCCCAACTCTTCTATAGGACTGCCCAGATGCTTGTCTAAGTCTGAGATCGGTGTCACATCTACTACGTCCGCGTTCAGCAACCGCTTGATCCGCTCCTTAATAGAGTTCTCAAGATCAACAGATGTCTTGTGCGTGATCGTAATTTCACTGCGTTCAGTGAACAGACCTATGTCTGAGTGCTTACCTAGAAGCTCTAACGCCTTCAGTTCCACCTTTGGGTCGCCGCATTGGGATAGCTCAACCAAGCGGTTGGTAACGTACAGCCGCCCCTGATGGGCGTCCTTAATTACTTGGTGGTCGTACTCCGAGAGGAGCAAATGTAGCTTGCGAGCTACGGCAGGGACTGCCAACTGACGGGCAGTCTTGATGTCTTTGGTCCCTTTGATAAGGGCATGTGCTGCGTGTTCGTCAGCATCCGTCAACTCAAACGTACCACCTAGCTCTCCTATGAGAGCGGCAGTATTTGCCGCAACAGTAATCCTGTCCTTGTGAGTGCTAGCCTCTTCGTCGGACAAGTCAAAGGGAATAGGAAAATCCCTAGTAGGTTCAACAGTAATCATAGCGCACCGAAAGTTCGGGTACGCAAATGTACCATATTTTTCTAGCAATGCAATAGGTTCCCTTGACGGGGGGTCTTTCTATATAGAGGGGGGTGGGTATGTGGGAGTACGTTTTAAGGGGGGGTGGGGGGCCTTATGCGAAACTAAATTATACAGAAGCTCGTCGGGTGAGTGGATTAGTGTCGCTAGGCTCCACCCCCACAAATGACCTAAAAAGGGGTGTCCCCGGGTGGGTGGGGTATTCCCTATCCGGGTTTACCCTAACAGGGTATCTACGCCCAGGCTAACCCTATCCGGGTAAACCCTATCCGGGTAATCACCTATGCTACCAGGGCGATAGGTCACGCTGTGCGATGCCGGGAACCTAACATCATGTTAGGTTTTGCTCATGGGTTGACAAGACAGGGTCAAACCGTGCTATACTTTGCTTGTCGGTTGGGGGTTCCAACCGATCGGTCCCCGACTGTTTCGGGTTGTTTCGGAGAATGCCACATGGCACAAGCAACGAAGAAAACCACCAACGGCGCGACGGTTCACATGGTCGCGGCGGGCACGGCCAGCACGGCCAGCACGGCCAGCGTCAACCCGATGACGGCCATCATCGCTAGCATGATGGCAACAGAGACCACGGTTGACCCGTTGACGATTGCGAGGGAAGACCCGTTATCGGTTGCCCGCGCTGATTTTGCTGCGGGCATGGGTGACACGGATATCATGCAAGCCGGGTTTGCCAACACCTACGCTGCGATGCTAAACAAGCTTATGCCCGAAGGATGGTATGCAATCAAACCCGCTAGCGATAAGTCTGACGATGGAAAGAAAGTCAGGCGCGAACAAAAAGCTTGCTACGCTGCGTTGAACGCTTGCAAGCATTCGAACCCATCGGTTGCATGGTCCAGGGTGTGCAAGGCTGCGATAAAGCTTGCAGTCGGTGCGCTGTCTGCGGAAGAGAAAGCCGAAGAAGAAGAGAAAGCCGCAGCCAGCAAGAAAACGATGTATCAGCGGGTGCAAGCCGCACTGGCAAGTATCGTCACCAAGCTTGGTGATGCCGACGCGGATCACAAGAAAGAGATTGACGCGCTGGCCGTGATCATCAAAAGCTTGCCAATCAAGTAAGTAAACCCGGTGCGGCCGTGATCAGCGGCCGCGCCATCATAGGATCATCATGTTGTACTTACTTTGCTACGTTGGGTTTTTTGCCGTGATCGTCGCGGCTTGTTTCACAATTTTTGGGGAGTGGTAAATGGAAAAGATCTTTCCCACAATCGAGGCTGCGGTCTCGTGGCTGAATTCGGCTTCCGGCCTATGGGCTGGGCTGAACGAAAACGATCAATCGGGGATTTACGATTGCCTCGAAACCGAAGGGTTCGCATCCGTGCGAACCCCAGAGGGCGAAGTCTTCACGGCCATTGTGCCTGACTGACCCGATAGTCTAAACCTATCGCCCGCTTCGGCGGGCTTTTTTTCGCCTGGACTTTTCCGCTTCGGCGGGATTGAAGCCAGTTGTCTGCGTGGATTTAGCCCACGTTGCGACGTTGTCGGCGACGCTATGCGCCGCGAGAGAGACCAGTTTTCTGCGTGGATTTAGCCCAAAACCTAACCTATGTTAGGTTTGTTACGTTTCCGAGAGAGACCAGTTTTCTGCGTGGACTTAGCCCATGCTATAGCATCATGCAATTGCGTTTAGGGGCAGGCAAATCTAACCTATGTTAGGTTCGGAATCCGTGGTGCGTTGTTATCTGTTACAATGTTATCCGACCCCTAATTTCGTAACATGTAAGAAAACTTTTGTAACAGAAGTTCCCAAAGGTTCCTTTTTGCCCTAATGTTATCTGTTACAATGTTATCCGACCCCTTTTTCCGTTACGTTCCCGTTTATTTAATTGTACCCGCGTTACATATTTTGCCCTGTTACGGGTAATGTTACGCACGTAACACGCGTAAGTCCTTGATTTTAAAGGGATGTTATATGTTACGTCGCAAAACCATGTATGAGTCAGGATTTAAGGGAAAAAGAGTGAAGCGGCAAGTGCTTAAAAATTAAGCAGCCTACCAACGACCCCAGAAAAAAAACTTTTAGTCAGCCATACATACTATTTTTTACTAATAACTTAATAACAAAATAACTTTTCGTCGCAACCCCTTGATTTCATTGGTGTTTTTTTCGACCCCCTCACGTTACCTATTATTTTCGCCTTCGTAACGCGTAACACTGCCTCCTTTTTACGCAACTGCCACAAAATGAGGCAAAACGGGCTTGACAAGCCCCCTATAATGTACTACAATGTGTTTACCAAGTCGGTAATCGACTTGCCACCCAAAACCTAACCTATGTTAGGTTCCACCCTTCTAGGAGTTGTTGCCATGAAATACTTCAACGAGATGTTGGACGCCTGTGCTGCCCTGTACGTTCACCCCCAGTCAGCCGACTGGTCGGACATTGTGCTGGCTGTAAACGAGTTGGCCGAGAAGCTGATCGAGGAAGACCAACTGATCGAGAAGCTTGTTGATGCTCGCGGCGAGTATAAGTACTTGCTGCAAGACCGAATTTACGATAGCCGCATGGCACAAGTGGGCATCGCTGGTGGCTCAGGTGACATCTGCGCTGCCCTTGGGCACCACACCATCCCCTTCCCCGAAGGCCGATAATCCCTTGACGTACCCATAACATAGTGGTACACTATAGTCAGTAGGTTGGAAGTCAGCCTACACACCCCAAAACCTAACCAATGTTAGGTTTCACCCCTCTAAGGAGTTGTAATGCGCAATCCGTACAAAGCCCGTCTCGCAAACCTTGGCCTGCAATACCGGCCAATCCTTGGCACCGCGTCAGCGAAGACGATCAAGGGCGAGAAGCTTGGCTTTCTCACTGCTATCGTGTATCTCGTCCCTGACGACATCATTTGCTCGATGTCACGCTTGGCAGGGTGCATGAACCCTTGTCTTGCTACCGCAGGGCGCGGTGCGTTCGCGACCATCCAACGGCAACGCCAAGCCAAGACCGACTTCTTCAAGACCGATCAGCAGGCGTTCATGTTGTCGGTAGCTGCCGATATCTGGGCGCTTGAGCGCAAGGCGGCAAAGCGTGGGATGACACCGTTGGTGCGCTTGAACGGCACGAGTGACATCTGCTACGAGAACATAACGGGCCAATGGATGGCAGGCATGGGGCCGGAACATGCCCTGAACATCTTCCAGATGTTTCCCAACGTGCAGTTTTACGACTACACCAAGCACCCGTCCCGCAATATTGCGGGCAAGACACCGGGGAACTACGACCTTACTTACAGTTTTTCAGGGATAACGCCGATCAAGATTACCCGTAAGGGGATGGCGAACCCGGACAACGCACGGGTCGCTGTGGTTTTTCACAAGCGTAGTGATATCCCTGCCACCTTCCAGTCCATGCCTGTTGTGGATGGAGACGACACCGATGTGCGGCACATCGAACCAACGGGTGTAGTTGTTGCCCTCTACAGCAAGGGCAGGGGGAAGAAGGACTTCTCCGGGTTCGTGCAGCACAAGGGTGTGCATTACTGAACAAGGAAAACCTAACATCGTGTTAGGTTTTCGCCGACAACGTCCGGTATATACGTAACAAGGAGGGGCTAATGAAACAAGGCGAGACGATGATGGTCTATATCGTGCAGGTATGGAGCAAGCTCAACGGCATGAGCCGGATCGAGTCGGTCTATACCAATGCCAAGCAGGCGAAGGAGTTCCTGCGCGAGAACAACAAGTTCGGCAATGCCGAAGAGTATTGGGTGACGAGCGCCCCCACTGAACCACACGAGGAGCAAGCATGATCTCTATCTTCCACAACATCGAGCGGGCCAGTGCGGACAAGCTCCGTGCCCGCTACAAGGGCTTCTATGCCTACGTCAAGGGCATCTGCGCACTGCGCGTGGAGAATCCCAACGACACCTTCGCTAGCCCGTACATCATTGTGCGAAGGCATGAGATGCACGACTCTAT